TTTTGGTATAAAAAATAAGCCTTTTAACGCCATGCTCAGGGCGAAATATTTACTTATATATCTTTTCTCTTGAATAGTCACGATATAAAAAGTCATTATCTTTTACTAAATCACGTAATCGCTTCTGATTACCAGCTACTAATCCTTTATAGTGCTGGATTCCGTTTGAATCTTTTAGCTTTTCAGCAGCCACTAATAATTCTTTATATTTTCTAACGTTACGTTCATATCCACGTTGCTTTTGCTGAATCTCACCATTATGCATTGCTTGTTCAGGATCATATTGTGGCTGGTTGTTAGTATTCCAACCTTTGTGATATGGAAATAATATGTGGCTGCAGTTAATCCCTTGTGTTCCTCCGGGCTCACCATAATCATGGTTATAAATACTATCGTATTCACTATCATAATCAAGACTGCTTTCAGGTACTAGATTAACCACTTTGCCTTGAATCGGTGCACAAGCTGGCCGTGATGCAGCATGACTACTCATCAAAGCCAGCTTCGTGTCATAGTCTTCCATACGTTTTAAGCGCAGATCGTTAAACGCTTGATGAGCAGACGTGTTAACAACCGTCCGAGCATATGAATCAATCGGAATGTTGTTGCCAGCTCGGTTAGTTAATGTACTAGGTAATCCAGCGTCAACCCATTTATAAACAGCATCATTAACTGCTTGCTCATGAGTTTTAAGCCCCGTAATCGTTTGTGCTGTAGCTTGATTGATAATATCATGATAAACCTTACCTGTAGCATTATCGCTCACGTTACGACTTAGCAGTGTTGAATTGATATGTTTGTTAAACGAAGTAAATGCCGATTCTAAATATGAACCAATCATATCGGTTACTTCTTGCGATACTGGCACTGTTTTATGAGTTTGTCTTTGTAACGTATTATCTACATCACTAACAATTTGTTGACCGTTTTCTTTAATTAAGTGTTTAAGTTCTGCTTCAATATGCGGGTTCTTACCTGATACTATTTTAATAGATTCATTAACCACATCATTAAGTTGATTCAACTGCTGTTGCTGCCATTGCAATACATTGGATGAATCAATTTCACCTAAGTTGTTGTCTTTCAACATATTGATGATTAAATTGAATATTTGACGCTCTAGTCGTTCATATAAATCAGTTACTCGTTTAGCATCTTTACTCATAGAATCGGGTGTTATCATTCGTCATCATCGCCCTTACCAAAACCAGCGTTCTGTTCATAGTCACCCGTGATAGGTGGTTCAGGTTGTTCGTTATTAATCTGGTCAATCTCTTTTTGTGCATCGTCAGTAGACATACCATAATTCCGCTCCAAAAACGTTTGTTTGGATAATACGCCAGCTGATAATGCTTTGAGGTCTTCCTCCATCTGCTTGTCTTTATCAACAAAGACGCCATCGTCAAAATGTATTTTAACATCTGGCAGCATTGTCAAATCATAGTGATATAAAACATTTTCGCCATTCAATTCTTGATTGCTTGCTAATTCTAAGATAGATATTACTAACTCATTAACCGCCTTTTCCACCATTGTTAAATAACTGGAACGAGTTTGATAGGTCATAGAATTATTAGATACCACTTCAGTAGCTGTCTTCAATCCGTCAGTTCCATAACTAAATGTGCCAGTAGATAATCCAATCTGCACTTCAAATTCTTTAATAAAATGGTTCAGCGCATCTTTGTATTGTACGCTTCTAATTGGAGACGTCATATCTTTTACGCCAATATTATTGTTACCGTCGGAATAGAAACCTTGATAGACGTTCTGATCAGAATCAAACAATGGCGGATGAACTTCATCATCCCCATCAATACTTGGCCCCAGCATACTTGCATCAACAGCAATTCGACGTTGCCCCAATACAATCTCCCAATAGAATTGGTCGTGAACTTTGTTAATCGTATCAATGATAGTTTTTGAATTGTCTACAATACCAGTGCCTAAAGGACTTTCAATTGAAATGTTATTAGCTCCCGGAGTTTTAAAGTAAACAAACAAAGGGCGAACTAATCCATGCAAGATCACTTCATCATCTAAATCTTTGTAGGTATCTAATGTGCTAAGCGGTACCTGTTTTCCAACCTCTTTTTCAGTATCTGAACGATACAATTCATTAGTAATACGATAATCGCCTGTTTGACTATCCCATTCATGAAATTCTAGCAAGGTATAGTAAATTGTTGTATCTTTTTCAATCTTTTGTGTTCGGCTGGTAATAACCGCATCGCTGATATTATTCGTATTTGAATGTAACGGTATAAATTGATCAGCTCGAATCCAAGCAATCTTAATCTTGTTGCCATCTAAATAAGGGCGCATAGCAAAGCCACCTAACGCAGCACCTTTTTCCAATGCTTCTTCAAACAGATTAAAGAAGTTGTTATCTTCCAATACCTGATTAATAAAATCATTAGTTGATTGATCGTTATCAATAGCAATATCACATTTGCTGTTAAACACGATCGAAGCAATCCGTCTCGAAGCTAACTTGACCACATTTAGATACTCAAACTTACGTTTCCGATGTTTACCACGGCTGTTCATGTACTCAACGTCCGGGAAGTCACCTGTAAAATATTGAATATCTTTTTGAATGCGTTCGACTTCAGTAATTGGCAGTTCAATCCGTGGATCGTCAGTTAAATTTACTAACGAGTTTCCCATTCCCATATCCAAGCCCCTCCTTTTAAAGAATTGTTTTATTTTTTTAATTAACTCCATATTTACCACCTCAATCCAAAGTCACGTTCGTTGTCCAAACAAGAATATTGGAAGTTATCACAAGTATGGTCGTCTTCTTTAACAACTTTAGGATCATCGTTTTCTAACGTATCTCCGTCCCATTGATACTTTTGGTGTTCTGAAATAAAATACTTCACGTTGTTTTCTGTAGGTAAATAAAAGAACCTACCCTGGGCGAGTAAGTTCTGAACACGATCAATCATATCGACCTTTTTTAATTTGTTGACTGGATGCCAAGCAGTACCATAATCAGCATAGTATTGGTTACGCAAAGCACCTTCGGCTGAATCCATAGTCATTTTAACAATCTTGTTACCGTATTTATCACGCATACGTTGAATGAAATGATGTAGGTTATCCGATAATTCCTTAGGTGACTTCTTATTCGCTTTACCTGCTGGAGAATAGTAATAAGTATCTAACAATACTATCTTCTTCTTACGGGTTAATGCATAGCATGAACAGGCTGTTGCCGATATTTCATGTCCTGTATCAGCTGAAATATACATGCCCAAAATATAATCATCATCTGGAATATCTTCAATCTGATTGAAAAGGTTCATGTTGTAGATATTAGTACCTAATCCAACCACTTCACCCAGGTATAACCAACGGTAATAGTCATAATCATTTTGTTTGAACCGTTCAATATCAGCTAGCGTTTGTTCACTATTGATGCCCAAGGTGTCATCTAAGTAGGTGGAGCTATCAATCAAATAGCGAGGCTCTTGTCCGTTTTCAACACGTTTATTGTTGTCCCCTTCGATTTCATCTATCCACTCGTTAATCCAATCATACGGGTTCTTAGGTGGGTTATATGAATAGAAGATTTTAACGTCTTTAGCTAACGGGTGTTTTTGTCGAACGAACGTTGGATTAGTTTGGTCAAAATCCTCAGCTGATTTGAAGTTTGCTGCTTCTTCATACCACATGGCAATTACATTACCAACAATATTAGACTTAAGCTTTAATGGATCATCAACACCATAAAAATAAAACGTTGAGCCAGTTCTTTTATGTGTTATTCGTAAGGGGCTGGAGTAAAACTTAAACTCGTTATATACATCTAACATATTAAGGGCCCACGAGATTTGTTGATATACAGAGTCACGAAGATAGTTAGCAGCATTTCGTAAACAGATAACATTAGCCGTTTGGTCATGCATGATATATTTCTTCATCATCGTTACTAATTTAAGACTGATTGTTGATGACTTGAATGATCCACGACCACCACGAGCAATTACATATGGACAATCCGTATTCCATAATTTTTTAAAGTGTGGATTAACCAATTCAGATGTTCTAATAACCTTACCTTTCTTCTTAAGGTCATCAATTACGATTGAATTCAATTGTCATCCTCCATATCATCTAAAATAATAGTTCTATCTTCATCATTGAACGAAGTATCAACCGATTTAGCACG